GATTAAACAAACCTTTCATGCCTTCAACCAAACCAGCATTAGCCGCAGGATTAACTGTTGCATAACGTGGTGACATTGTGGCAGCCGCTTCGTTTAACTTTTGTTGAGCTTGCAACAAAACTAAAGAAGTTGAAGGTGTAGTGCCAGGTGTGCCAACAGTGTTACCAATACTTTGATACGCATTAGCAACGTCAGCATCAATAGAAGATGCCAATTGGCTAATACGAGGCTTTAACACGCGCTCTGCAAAGTCGTCCAATTGCATGGTGAGTTCAGCAGTTGTGAAGTTAACACCAATGTGCTTTTGTGAAGCAACGCTTAGGGTTGTGTACTGTTCGTTGTCGTCTTGCACTTGCAAGGCGGCGCCGTCAGTTACCAAAGCGCGATCGGGTAAACGGATACGGAGAGTTGAACCAATCTTTGCACCTTCAACAGCAAAGCTGTCGTCGTACTGACGGTTCACGTTACGGGTGAGCACTAGGTTGTTCTCAAGAATCTCAAGAGCCTTTCTAGTGATCATGTCAATGGTAAGAATCGAATTACTCATGAAAAAAATCCTTTAAAAATTTTAGCGGGTTGCCTGCGCCTGCCATTTTTTCATTTGTCGTGCTCTTTCGGCTTCAATCCACTGCGAATCCGTCATGGTCTTGGTAGACCGTGGGTCCGTAGTGTCATAAGCAGGTGATCCAGTAGATCGAGCAGTGACAGGTGAAATCGGTGCGGGTGCAGATGTCGTTCGTTTGACTGGTGGATTATCAGCCAGTTTGGCCTCAATCTTTCCAATCTCTTTTGCCTGACCGAGTGGCGTCATGCGTGAGATGCGATCTGCCTCTTTAGGGTTGGAGCCAAGGTAGTAAGCTAACTCAGGGCCAACATCTGAAGATTGAATCGTTTCTGCCATCACGTTAGTAATTGGAAGTTTGGGATTGTACGCAACTTGTTCAAAGTCATCGTACTTAGTCCTAGCTTCTTCTTCAAGATCGTGATAACTCTCAAGAACTGCGGATTGCTGTTTAGCAGCTTCACGTTTGGCGATTAGTTCTTCTGCCTTCTGTAAGGCCAATGCGTCTGCATAGGCTTCAGTAGACTCAAACTGATCAACGGATGCTACGGGTGCAGCTCTTAAAACTTGCGTTTCCGCTTGTTTTTGCGCTTGTTCTCGTTCCCATTTACGTTGCTCTCTTGCAAGACGTTTGCCTATGGCAGCATCTAATTCTTCTTGTGAGAAGGTTTTAGCAACTACTTCTGGCGTCTCCGGCGTTTGAACTTCAGTTGCAGGAGTGGCCGTCACTTCTGGGGCTGGCGCGGAGTCAACTTCCGCTAGGTTTTGGACTTCTTCAGTCATGGTTTCGATTCTTTAGAATCCCTGGTGAACCTCACCAGTACGGTTAATCAAATATAACTGTTGCTACTGGGCTTGTTCCTCCCAATACAACATATAGTCCTTTGCTAAAGTATACACCTGCTTCGTCGCCTGGTAAAGGGTAATTACCTGGAGAGGCTGCAATGAATGTAGCAATCAATGTGGTGCCGCTAGTGCTGGCCGTGTTGGTGTCGTACACAGCAACAGTAGGCGCAGTGCCAGAACTGACAAAAATACCTTTGAGTTTGCCCGCACCAACTTTTACCTGAGCAGTAGCAGTGAGAGCTTTATAATTTGCCATGATGTTTCCTTATGCCAAGAATTTTAATTTATACAAGGTGCGGAGATAAATTTCAATGATATTGTCAATAAGCTGTTGCAATGACATATCACTTTTATCTACCACGTCATACCGAGCGTCTTCAATCTGCTTGAGTGAGTCTTCCAAGAACTCGATGATGTTAGCCGTTTTCTTTGCTGAATGCAAAGTAATTGGGCCTATTAAACCATGTCGTCCCTGATAGGATTCCGCAAAATCATCTGCCGCACCGATAATTCGATCATAAAATATATTCAAGGCCATGTGTTTGCTAAAACTGCGGGTATTCAAATGTACTGAATGAGCAACATCACGGGCTAAAAATAAGAGTCCTAAAAAATCGGCTGCTTTCATTGTGGCATTCCTTGTTGGGGTGGCATCTCTTGTTGGGGTGCGTATTCAGCAGACTCAGGCATCATCTCAGGTTGTTCACGTCCAGGCATCTCGCTAATCAAGTCGCCTGATGTGATCATTCCATGCACAGTGCCTAAAACAATATCTTGAATTTGTTCAGGCGACATAGACGCTTGAACCGCAGTTAAACGCTTAGTTTCAGCGTCAAATGCCTTGATTTGAGCCTCAAAGTCTTTGCGTTCTTGTTCTTGCATCTCAATGGATTTGCCCACATTTTTGATCATCTGGTGCATTTGTTCCATCTCTTGACCCATGGCTTGAATCTGCTGTTCAGCCGCTTGCAACTCTGGTGGCTTGTCGCCGTCTTCCATGAGTTTGGGGTCAATCGTCTTAGCAAAGCGTTTGGCCATCTCTTGAGCGCCTGGCCAATCCATGTTTTTAACAAACAAGTCACCTGCCACTTGCCACAATTGTGGGTTACCCTGTAACAACTGAGCCATTGCTTCCAATGCCTCTTGGCGTTTGGTTGCATAGCCTGGACCTGTTGCCACTACAACGTCGTACTTGCCAACATTGGGGTTGTAAACTTTTTCAATCACAATACCCATTTGGTCTGTAATTTTCTTGACGGGCTCTTGCTGAGTCGGGTCAATCTTGACCATGTTTGTCTCACCATCTAAGCCAATCACACGGGCAATACGCTGTGTGTCGTAAATCTTAGGGATCAGGTCAACAAGCTGGCGCGTAATGTGACGAACACCACGGGCTAAGTTGTCGCCGTAGTGGTATGTGCCCACATCGCCTTCACGTTGACGTGCAAGGATGGCTTTGCCGCTGCGCTCGTTGGAACCCATGCCTAAAGAGGCGTTGTATTGCCCTGTTGTGCTCTTAATGTCTTCAGATGCGCCCGCTTTGGCTTGCAACAAGCCGCTAGAAGCCATCGGGGGCTGTGCCCTAGACGGTAACGGCAATGCCTGCCCTTGGCCGTCTGTAACGTCAGGATTAACTTCCAAATACGGCCAATTGGTCGTATTGGCTGTTTTCCATTGGTTCTCATAGCCTTCAAATTGACCGCCATAGCCAATAAACGGTGCTTTGGGCGCCAAAGCAAGCATCTCTGCCTCTTGGCTAACCCAGTAGTTGTACATACGCTGTGCGTCTTTGGCGTTTCTTACCAATCCTGACACATACAAACGACCGTCTACCTCATACTCATTACCAACGATGCGAACTATCGGGATGTATCTCCCCGCCCAATCACGTTCTTCAAGAATTTCATAGCCGTTAATCTTGCAGTATTTAATTTTGACACGATCAGATTCACGAGATTTTTTAGGTTTGCCATATATAGCTTTCAATTGTTTGTCCTCTGGCGTGCCTTCAAAAGCGGTCACATTGCCAGGGTACAGATTAAGGGTTGCAGTGTCGTGATCGACGTAATAATAGTCAGCAACGCGAATAGTGTCTTCAGTTAGCCATTGCGACAGATTTTGGTCGCCCACGCCTAGAGACTGCAATGTTGTAATAGGCGCAGAATCAGGGTACATGCGCATGTAGTCATCTTTACTAATATCCTCAGTTACAAAACACCATTTGGCGTCTGCTCCTGTAGGGTCTTGGATAGTCGGGTCCATGTACACGCTAAATGAGTTGCGTACACGGCCAATTTTGATGTCTTGCTCAAATGTGTCTGCATCGCAGTATTCGGTCAAGATTCGGATATAACCTTCGCCATAGGCAACTTGGTTTTCGCAGGCGGTGTCGTAAGCAACGTCGGCGTCCGAGATGTATTCGATGTGCCTGACCATGCCGTTGAAGACTTCGGCAACTTCAACGTCGGCGTTGTCATCGACTGGAATAACTTTGCCACTTGGGCGGTTTTGCCTTTGATCATTGGTCACCTGCTTGACGTGCTGGGGTAACTTGTTAATCGTCAGACATGGACGAGCGTTGATTGATTGGCCTTGCACCGCGCCGCGCGTTGCCAACACATCCGCTGGCCATTGCCATTGGTTGTCGGGTGAGCCCGCATAAAACTTTAAGTCGTCAATTTCATCTTCACGACTTTCAGACAGCGCATCAATGGCTAAATTTAAACGCGAGCGAGCTGTGGCCAATATGTCCGAGCTACTCTTATCCTTAGCCGAACCACCGTTAGCTACGGCGCCTGCGGCGGCGATGCCTGTGTAATCAGCCATTATTTAATCTTGTTTAATACTTTGTCTACGGTTGCTTTGACATTGTTGCCCGATGGAATCGTGCCATGACAATTAGCCGTAGGTGAATAAGTTTCTTTGTTACCGTTAGGCATCCCGCCGTTTTGAACTTTGGGTTCGCGAGAGTTAATCTTGTTAATCTGTTGGGTTGTAGATTTCATTTTTTACCTTTGGACATGGGTTTTTGGGATGCACGTTTAACTGAATACGCTATTGCCACTGCTTGCTTAATAGGTTTGCCCGCAGCCACTTCGGCTTTAATATTCTTGCGAAACGCTTCGGGGGACTTTGATTTAACGAGTGGCATATTATTGCGCGTGGATGATTGCGTAGTTGATCACAACAGCTTCGCTCAAAGTACCAGCAGTAATGTTTCGCAAAGTAATGGTGCAGCTACCGGCCAACATACTGCTGATCCAAGCGTTGTAAGCACCAGCAGTTGCGTTAGCACTGGCTACATTTATGATGATGACGTCTTTGGCAGTGATCAAATTGTTGGTCAACGTAAAAGTTACGTTAGTCAATGTGGTAAGCGATGCGCCGTTCATCGTGATCTGGCCAGCAGACTTGTTCAGAGTCACACCAGTCGATTTGCTTGAGCTTTGCGTTACAGCGCCTTGGGCGGCAGTAGCGTATCCAATTTCTTGGGTTGCATAGCACGTTGAAAATTCGGGGTCAAGATATGCAACGCCAGTTGCTTGTGAATTAGACATACTTATTTTCCTTTCTTTGCTGTTTTAGCAGAGTTTTTAAAATCTTTAGCAGTTGGAGCGCCTTTTGCGCCTACAGGGCGCATTTTCTCTTTACTGCCTGCTGCGATACGTGCCTGTTTTGCATGAATATTTGCGTAAAGTCCTGGCTTCATGGTCAACACTTCCATCTTTTAAGAGCTGCTTTAGCGCGTTCGCCATCTTTGGCGTTGGCCGCTACAGCGCCCATTCTTGCACAAAATGAATCTTTGCGGCCTTGATCGGCCTTGGTCTTAGGACTAGGTGCTGGCGCTTTAAGGTTAGAGCCTGTCTCACGGTTGTACTTTTCGCGCCCTTTGGCAGTTAACCCTGCGCCTTTGGCTGTAGATAGTTTCTCACCACGACCCACACTAAGAGATACACTTTTCTTCATGCGCCCATCCATCCAGTTGAGGCCGAGTTGCCATAACTAGCAACACGACGTGTAGGTTCGACATACTCACGGTGCGCAACAGGAAAAGCAAACGTCACCGCTATTGCATCCGCTGCGTCAGGTGAAGCCAGACCCCTTGATTTCATATCTTTTTTGCTTTCCAAAAAGATTGTTCCACGTGAATCAGGCTTCATCATAGGTGAAATCAAATCAGTTTTCAAGAACCGATCTGACGGAATACTAGCAGATTTCAACCATTCGCGCATCTCGCCCCACATCTGAGCTCGCATGTTACCGTACATAATCGGGTTTTTGGCCTTGTTGCCAAAATTTACACCTTTGATTTTATACCGCTGTTCTTTCAACCTGTCCACAATACCTGCACCCAACCCACCCTCATCAATTACAACCAAGGCGGGTTTAAACTCTTCAATCGCCTCAATCACGTGACCCACTACAGTCATCGTGTCGTCCCCTCTGTGGCGCATAATCTTCACAATATCGCGCCCCTGTCTCACCGCTATCACTGTTGCATCCGCGCCAAAGCGCGCAGGGTCTACACCAATAATAATGGGCGCTGACTGATCCTTGTACTTAACGCGTTTCATCGCGTCGTCCACAATATCAGCGCCAATGAACTGATCATCCCCCGCGTTGGGGAACATACCGTAGACCTCAACGTGCGCTTGCGCCGAGTCAGGCCCATACTCCGCAATAATCTGTGTATAAACTTGTTTGTCTGTGCCTTCGACCTCGCGCGCGTCCACCACCTTGGTTGTCCAAAACTCGCGTTTGGAGTTAAAGCACTCGTAAAAGTACCCCGTGTTGCGCCTGGGGTTAGAAAACGCTAACCAAAAGCGGTTAGGTGTGTTTTCTGTAAAAAATCCACTGGTCACCGCCCAAATAGTGTCGTCAATACCGCTAGCCTCATCAAATATCACTAGCACACCATCAAAGTTGTGCACACCCGCGTACGCGTCGGGGTTCTCCGCCGACCACAGCCGCCCTTCCACGCCCCAGTAACGCGTGCCTTTTTTCAAATCGCGCTCAACCAGCTCAGTCAGCCATTTTGCAGGCGTCACCCGTGTGGCCGACACTTCAAACCAATGGCTGTTAATTGACATTGCCAACCACTTAGTAATCTCGGCCCACGTAATCGAGCGCAGTTGATTCTCACTGTTAGCAGAAATAATCGTAGACGAGCCAATCCGTGTAGCCGCCATCCAAATTGTAATCCAACTTACCAACGCCGACTTGCCAATACCACGCCCAGACGAGATAGCTTCTCTTAACGTATCAAAATCTGCTTTGCCGTTGTTGGCCTTGATGTGCGAGGCCATGTCTTGCAAGACATCGCGCTGCCATTTGCGCGGTCCTGTGAAATGCTCTAGCGGCGTGCCTTTGACACCCCACGGAAACACAAACATTACAAACGCCAACGGGTTGTCTTTGAGCGCAGGCGCCCAAAGTCTAGCCATTAACTCTTGTTCGTCTTCAGCGCTGTATTTGGTCGTTTGCATCTATGACTTCAATAACGCGCGTTTGCGCTTGTTGCAGTGCTTGCGTGATGGAGATGCGCTGATCCACTTCAACCGATATAGCTTGCTTGGCCACCCAGCCGTGTTGGTGCTTCAATATCTCAAGCGCTGCTTTAGAGTCGCCGTCGTTGGCTGCCTTGTGCAATATGCGTGACATCTCTATTTCGCCATCAGCTTTACCCTTAGCCTGGGCCATCTCCGCAACTGGGTCGAGTTGGCACAGTTGCCTATATTCGGTTGGCAACATGCCTGCCGCTAACGCAAGCGTATCGCCTTTGAGCCCTAACTTTGCGGCGTCATATATGCGTTGCAGTCGTGACTCAGTCGCAACAACTTGACGCGGTGTAAAAGGTAAACTTTGAAACATGTGGCTTTATACCATAAAAAAATAAATAAAAAATAAATTGTTTGCAAGCCCTCCGTCGCTGTGACCTCGGTCGCTCGGCCCTTGGCCGGGGCCTCGAGCAAAAAGCCGATTTCCATTGGGTCAATTTGTCAAATTGTCAATCGATTTTATGCCGGCGCTTCGCGTCATGCGGCCGGCAGCCGCGTGCTAGTTGCTGGCGCCGCCGGCCGGTGGCCATGCGGCCATATGGCCATGCGGCCGGCGGCCGGTGGCCATGCGGCCGGCGGCCGGTGGCCATGCGGCCGGTGGCATTGTGTCAAATTGTCAAATTATTATCTTTTGACAATTTGACCTAAAATAGAATTATGGGTTTTTTGCGTGCGCGTGGTGGTTTTGGGTTTTTAGGTCAAATTGTCAAATTGTCATGCCGGAAAAATCCGCTCACACAACGCACGCCTATATTCATATTGTATACAATGTGTAATTCTACTAAGGTATATATAGAATGACAATTTGACCTAATACTATATATTTTCACTCGTACGCGCGTTAGGTCATTCGCGCCGATTATCGTGACAATTTAACGACCCAAACAACCCAAACTAGTATTAGGGTAAACACCTATAAAATAACTATTGACAATGTAAGATATACCCTTACAATATATATACCGGCGCAAGATCGCGGCGGCATCAACTAAACGAAAGTAGAATCAAAATGAACACACTAAACAAAGCCCAGCAGCGCGACATCGCTAAAATTATCGTCAACGGCGCAACATTAGGCGATGACTATATCGCGCGCGGATTGTCCGCGCTTTACCGCAGCGCGTTAAAAACCAGCCAGCAAAATACAATTTTAGGGCTGGCCATTGTCTACAAAGTAGCATCGCACGCCGAATTCATTACCGGCCGCCGCGCTTAAATTCAACCCGGCCAGGCGCGCAGCCTGGCCACCAAATAAACTAAACGAAAGTAAACCATGAACGTACACCTCACACTAAAAAGCGCGAATGTAAAAACCGGTCCAATACCGGTTTCAACTACTGAGCGCGACAGTTGCCCGGAAGATTGCAGCATGAAAAAAGAATGTTACGCGGCCAGCGGCCCGTTAGCTCTTCATTGGTCCAAAGTGAGCGACGGCGCGCGCGGCACTGATTGGCCTACATTCACTCAGGCAATTGCAGCACTACCGGACGATCAATTGTGGCGCCACAATCAAGCTGGGGATCTGCCTAAAAAGAATAATTCAATTGACGCGGTAAAGCTGGGCCAATTAGTAGCAGCCAATAAGAATAAGCGCGGGTTCACGTATTCGCACCACCGCGATCAAGAATCGATTAATTGGATCCGGCACGCGAATGCCTGGGGGTTTACTGTTAACTTGAGCGCCAATGATTTAATCGACGCCGATATATTGGCCAGCCACAATGCCGGGCCGGTGGTGGTGGTGCTGCCTAGCACGCAAACTGAAAACACGCGCACGCCAGCCGGCCGGCCCGTTGTAATTTGCCCGGCCACACAACGCGACGACGTAAGCTGCGCGACGTGCCAGCTATGCCAGCGCCAGCGGTCCGCGATTGTAGGTTTCCCCGCGCATGGCACGCGCAAGCGCGTTATTGATATCAAGCTGGCCGCATAAATTGTCAGTGCATGGCCATTGTGTGGCCATGCGCGGACAATCCGTCCGGTAACACTAAGGGAAAGTATGATTAAAATAATGAGAGCAAAATATCCCGGCCGCTGCAGCCGGTCCGGCGTCGCGATCCGGCCCGGTGATGAGATCGCATTCGACACCGATACGCGGACCGCGTATATCACGTGCGAAGACGACGTGCACACAATCACGTTAAACGACCAGGGCCGATACCGTACGTTTACGCGTAACACACGCGGCCGCTGCATCGACTCGCCATGCTGCGGATGTTGCACAATCTAAGGGGATCATATGTTTAGTACTTATTTAAGATTAAACGTGCCAGTGTGGGCGAGCTCGCGCGATGTGATCCGCGCAACATATGGGCGCTTGATGCCGGTCGCGCGCGAGCGCGCTCACCGGGCGCCGCGGCAAGCTATTTTGCGCGACATGCTGCAGCATCATGCGGCCGCGCAAGATCTACACGCGAGGGTTACAGCATGAGTAAGCATTACTACAGCACTAAGGGCGCCGCGCTCGCGCTCGCGGACCGGCTGCATGAGGATGAGGTCCACGGTTGGACCTATGAGGTCCACGCGTGCGCGCGTGGTTTTTACGTCGCTGTCTTTGATGATGATGGCCATTTTATGGGGACACTATGAGAGATATTTTTGCTGCTCTGGTAATCGCGGCCGCGCTCACAATTTGCGCGCTGGCCTATTTTGACATTTTAATTAAATAAGGGGAAAACATGAAAACAATCACACTAGGGAAAACCCTATACACCGTGCGCGATGACCGCGACGATATATCCGCGCATCACGTCAAATGCACCGGCAAGCACCGGCGCGTTAAATCTAAGGGCGCCGAGAAGCGCGACTATCCTATCTATTCGGCCGGGCGTCATTCTACGGCCGATTACGTACGCGCCTATGAGTCGATCAACGTAAAGCGCAAGATAATGGCCTGGGACTGGCTGCAGTTGCGGGCCGAGCCATGCCTGGCGCCTGTAGGTGAAGATAGCTACAGCGAGGCAGCCGAGAATGAATAATCTTCATCCGATATTTAAGGAAGCGCTCGCGCCTTACGCGCCGCCGCCGGTCGATTATGAGGCGCGCGTGCAAGCGCTTGAAGCTGAGGGGTTGACGCGTAGCGACGCCCAGGGCGTCGTTGACGCTGAGGACCTAATGAAGGGGCGCGCATGACATTAGTTCTCGCGGTCGTGTTGGCTGCTATAATTGCAGCGCTACTTGATCTGTAGCAGTTGCCAAAACTTTAAGGGCCCCATAATCGGGGCCCTTTTTTTTACTTGACGCGGACCATGCCAAAGCTGGGCCCGTCTTCGACCATCCTGCGCAAGTCTGATTTTTTGCTAGTGGCCAAGTCAGGCGCGCAAAAAATATGCTTTTTACTGGGGTAATCGCCTGACGCCAAGCGCCCACAATCGATCCAACCGGCCTCTTTAAGCGCGTGTAGTAGTGCGGCCTGGGGAACCTTAACGCCTGATGGCGCGGCGCCTGCCAGGCGGTCGCATAGCGCGTGAAAGGGTGATCCGATAACGCCTTTAGAAAACTCGCCGAGTTTATTGCGCATCATCTCGACCAGATAGGACTCGGCCAAACTCATGCCATGCTCGATTAGATTTAATTTAAATTCAGTCAACATCGGCGGCGCTGATGGGTTGAACGCTGCTACATCCCTCTGATGCAACCAACTAGCGATCGCGGCGAAGCCGCCGGCCTTGTACCAGGTCCACATCTGATGCGCAAGCGTTGGCTCCATGCGTGGGGCGTGCGACCATACTGCAAACCATCGGCGATCTTGAGTGTCTAAGGAGATGGGCACCGGATCGTTAGAAAACGCAAGCACAAACATGCGGTTAACCATCATGTAAGGATGCAGCCCTTTGCGGTTGATCGGGAGCATCTCAGGGGGCGCGGCGATGATGGGTTTTAACTTGTTGGCAAGCGCTCTTCGCTCTTTCGCGTCGGGCTCTTTTAACTCATTAATAATCAAGATCTCAGATTCAAGCTGATAGCCCCACTGGCTGCCCAGCGTATCGTTGTCAAGTAAACCCCTGTTTTTAAGATGCGATCCGCATACGGCCCAAATGAACGGCGCCCACATGGTGTCTTTACCTGAACCCTGGTCGCCTGCGTGCAATACGGCATGATTGATTTTGATCTCTGGGTGTTGGACCTTGAAGGCCATCACATCGAACAAGTGCTCAAGCTCTCGCGGATCGGGCACAAGCGCGCGACAGTGCGAAAGCCAAGGCTCCACATCGCCTGCGCCTGCTACGGGACGCGCGTCGCGCCACCGGTTGCCGTAGATGTCACCATCGCGCGCGACGAGCACCGTTTCGCCTGCGGCGTAGGTGATGCCGACAAGCGCCTTGGCGCCTTTGACTTGTCTGTTCTCGTCAAAACATATTGACGCCTCTATTTTGCGCCCATTGTGAATTGATTTGCAGGGGATATGACGAAACAAGGCGTTGAAGGTAGAGCGCGACACTTCGCGCCTGTCGTACATGTCAAAATAAGATTCGTCGTCTTGTACGTATGCAAAACGATCGTACCAGTCGGCCTTCTCGATGCGTCCAAGCTCTTTGCGCTCGACCTCGGCAATCACGGCTGCAGCGTCATGCGTGAACATGTCGGAGGGTTTTAGCTTGGCGAGCGTGCGCTCCATGGCCGCTGCGAGTAACTCATCACGCAAGCCATGCTGATGACGTGGCCCGCCCTGCTCTTCGACCCATTTAAGGTACTTGGCGCTGCCCCACTCGGCGCAGTGCTCATGCAGGCAACAGTACGAGCGATTAAGTGGGTGATACCGACCCATGGGGTTGCCGTCGCTATGCTCGGAGCTGTTGGGACAAATGACGCCCCACCAACCCGACGCATTACCGCGCTCGATTAAGTCGCCGCGCTCGGCGATCCATGCAAGCACGTCGTCGTCGCCGTCGTCTTTGATTCTGATCGGTCCAAGACTAGCTGAGTCTGCAGGCTCAGGCACGACGCCAAGCGCGTCGCATATTTGAGCAAGGGTGAACTCGCGCGCCTGATCGAATTCGACGAGCGCGGACACAAAATTGTCGCGCCCAGGCTTTAAGTTGATGGACCCTGGCAAACGAAAGTTGCGCACCGCGTTGATGGCGCCCCCATCGGTGTAACCTGCAATGGCGATGGCCTTGATGGCAGCGCTGAAGTCTGCTTTGGTCGGTTGATCATCAAGCGCAAACGTGTAACCCCATTGATAGTTATTGGGCGACGTCTCGATCTTCCATGTGGGCGCAAGCGTTGGCACTTTGGCCTTGGTACCCACGTCGTCAAGCACAAGAAACGCGACGTGCTCGCAGTTGGCTGCGCTCGCGGATACTTTGCCGTCTTTAAAGCGCTCGACAATAAAGCAGCCGGTGTTGCCGTACCATGCAGCGCCCGCTTTCCATCTGCTGGGCAGATAGGCCGGCCATGTGCACTTAACTGCCCCATCTGCGTGGTATTGTTGCGCGCCATCAACAAGAATCGGCTTTTGTTTAACAATTAACGTAGTTTCGCCTTCAGGGGCGATTGATGTGATATATTCCAGAAATTCCAATTGTGTACTCCTTTTTAAGCCCGCCTGCCAGCGGGCTTTTATTTGCCATAACGAGACATGATCGACACCTCTGCGTCTAAGGGTAACCCTTCAGCCCACGCGGGTGGCGAACACATCACTTCTTTTAGCCTTGTGGCTGTCTCTTCTGCTCTATCCGACTCAATCACTATTTCATCGTGCACGTGAAGTACGACATCATCGAGCTGTCGCAAAGAATGGCGCAACAAATCGTTGGCTACGGCCTGCGTGATATTTTCACACGCCAAGCCCTTCCACAACCGTGCGCGTGGCCATTCTTTTGCATCTGCTGCGGGCTTCCACGACGCCTTGGCGTAACTTACACCATCATTGTCAAGTCGTGCGTACGGGTAGCACAGCACGCGGCCAGAGGGCAGAGCGTACCAAAGATGTTGGCCGTCAAACATATAGGTTACCCTGCCCGCGCTGAACTCATATCCCTTGTTGCGCATCGAACGGGTATACGCCTCTTCTAAAGCCTGCCAATAAGGTACAGACCAAGGATTAGCGCGTCTCCATGCGTCTACCATGCGCTTGGCATCTGACTCAGGCAAATGAATACCATAGGCGCGCCCCATGGCAGCAAACGCGCCAACACCGCCTGCAAAACCGCAGGCCAACTCCTGCACTTTGCCAATTTGTCTTTGATCTTTAGTGACTTGGTCAACAGGCACATGAAAAGTAGCCGATGCGTTGATGACGTAAACGTCGTCGCCTCTAGCAAATATGTCTAACTTGCGCTCGCCTCGGTTTGATAACCATGGATTGACACGCGCCTCAACTGCAGCCCAATCGGCGACTACTAAAGATTTGCCCTTTGCGGGTATCAGTGCGGGCCTGAGCATTCCTTTGAGGACATCAGTAACGCGCTTTCCAAATTTAGGAACAATTGAATGGCCTCGGACCATTGCAGTTCTAACGTCTTCGGGGAATTCGGCACATCGCCTAGTGAAATTGTGAACTTGGGCTCCGTAGCTAGACGCGCGCCCTGTGGCCGAGCCTCCTGCGAATACAAACGCTCCTCGAACTCTCTGATCTTCCACGTCTGCCAAGCCTGCAAGGCGGCTGAACTTCGCAACCGACGACGCCCATAGGTCGTCTGCGCATTGAATGACCTCGGCAACAGCGGGCGGTACTTCATCTGGGTTCTCCATCGCAAGCAAGTTAGCTCGCACAGTTTTGTCAATCGAATATTTTTTCTCGCCGTCTTTGTAGACAACCATTAGCTCTTTGGCTTGCTCACCAACGCGCTCTAACACCCACTCACGCATTTTAGGCGAGCGCACGCTAGTAATAACGCCCTCGGTTACTTCGGCCACGATTTGCTCAATCTCGATGAGCTCCTCACTTGCAAACTTAACGGCTGCATGGCACAGGGGCACGTCCACCATAACGCCTCGGTCGTTGATGCGCTCGTTGACGTGGTAGTCGGCGAGCTCTTCAGTGCTCAGGGGGCGCATAGCAAGGCTCACAGCGCGCATTGCGCGCACGTCTTGCTCACAGTATTGAATCATCTCAGCCATGAGCTCAGGCGTGTTTTTAAACGGTGGGATGCACATCAGGCGAATGAGTTGATTGCCTCGGTGATCCTTCTTCATTGACGCGCCAGCAAACCTGCCCACATCTTCAAGTGAGCCAGGCGCACAGTTGGCGCGTGCTTGTGTGGCCGTGCAATAAAACTGCTCTAACTTAAAGTCAATTTGTAGCACGTACCAAAAAATTAAACGCTCAAACGCCGCATTGTGCGCGTAGATTAAACCAGTATGATTGCGTACACGTTCAGGGAATTTCTGTAGGGGCACCCACGTCTGCACGTCTTCATTGTCAAACGCATACGACATGCAAAGCACATCAGTGCTCGCGTCTTGCGCGTAGTTGTAAACGCCTGCGGTTTTTAGGTCGCAGGCGCTACGGGTCTCAAAGTCAACCCAAAGAGTCATCAGGTAGCCCGACGACGACGGCCTGCTGCTGGGGCTGGTTTTTCTTCTGCTTCAGACTCACCATCCATGCTCACCCATTCGACAACTTCAAACACAGGTGTGTAGATTTTGCCGTAGGACTTGTGCGCGTAGTGATCCTTTTTAAGTTTCACGATTGGCACAGGCTTGGTCTGATCTTTCTCGACTTGCTCTGCAAGCAAAGCGGCTAAAGTTGTGACTGCACGTTTTCCCCCGACTGACGTCGTGGTGTAACGTGCTTCCAACCCCTTGTCTTCACCGCTGATACATTTCAACGACATTCCAACTTGCGCCTCCCAACCCTTTTTGGCTTGTGGAGGTGCTTCGTCCAACTCAGGAAGAGGATGGCTTACGCTCGTCATCTTCTCGCCCAACACTTCGCCGTCGCCCCACGCTATGTAGCCGTGGACAAACGAAAAAGGATTGACCGCCCAAGTTGACTCATCTTCTGCTTCTGTTTGATCTGCACCAAACACCCAGTGGCCTGTCTTATCCATTTTGAGGATTGCGACACCCACAGGGCCTACGTCGGTTTGAATCGTACGCAAAGCGCTAGAGAGAGTGGAAATTGCGGGCAAGCCCGCCTGAGAGAAAGCTACTAAATTTGACATTACTGTTCCTTATTGAAGTTTAGAGATAGCCCCACGCAAGTGAGAGCTAAGTTGCAACACTGGCGGGCGGGGATCGCTCTCCGCAGCCAATGTTGTGCCTGTAGACACTGACACGACAAGATCGTCGGGCAATGTCAACTTGCGCTTTTTCAGCACCTTCTCCATTTGAGCAGGGCTGAGTAATTCTTTGCTGTATATTTCATTGGGCTCAAGACCTTTGCCATCAAGCCAATGCACCACGTCCTCTTCTTTTGTCCATTGACGTGTACCACGCTTGGCCACTAATTTATAGCCTGGCACTGATGCACCGCTATCAAGGATTTGGTGTGCCAATGCGCGCAAGTCTTTGATCCAATCTTCTAACATATCAGCGTTGGCCAAGTACGCGCCAAGCATAGGAGCGTCAATGGCTTGGATGGATGATTGCAATGCGCGGTCTACGGCACCTGTCATCTGTGGGCACACAGGCTTGGCTGCACACCAACGGCAGTGGTCGCCCGTCTTGAGTGGCGCGTCAGGCTTTTTCGCCATCTTGACGGCCTGCACTAATTCCAACTCAAACTTGGCAATGCGCTCAGGTGTTGTGACCCAGCGTTTGATTTGAGGCGGTTGCACAATGATGCACTCGATTTCAGTTGCGCCCTCAAACGCCCATGATGCTTCAGGTGTGCGCATAGAAGCTGCCGCGTAGAACATCAGTTGTGGGTTTTCTTCGACATCAACCGCGACACCATCGCCGAACTTCCAATCAAGCACAATTGCACGCTTACCGATACGGCCAATAAGGTCAGTAGAACCAAAGACGCCAGGCAAAAGATCACCAAATCCAACGCGAGTCTCAGCTTCAATTTCCATCTCCTTGTTAGGATCAATCTCGTCAAGCGCAGCCAATGCAACTTTAAGTTTATTGTCGATTAACTCTTGGGTGAGCACTTGGTCTTGGTACTTCGTGCCAAGGTAATGCTCAGGCGGGTTGTCCGACATAATGATGTCGGCAATCACGTTGTGAAGGAGCGTGCCCTCATCAGCGTATTTATTACTGGGTTGTGGTGGCATCTTTTGCACCAAAGCCACTGAGCCTGGGCAATTGATGACGCGCTTGGCGGTTGAGCCGCCTACTATATTACTGTGCTGCATCTTTAATTTCCTCTTTAGTGAATGTGAATGTTTTACTGTAGCTGTAGCCGTCAAGCTCTACTGTATTGAACTCATTTGGAAACTTGGCTTGCGCCCACTCCAACAAGATTTTCTCTGCTTCGGTTTGTGTCATTGTTAATTTCATTTGTATTCTCCTTTAATTGATTGAAACTGAACTATAGCACAAAAAATAAATGTGTGTTAAACTTTTTGACATGAAAGAAAAAGAAATCGAAAAATATTTTGTTTGGACCGTTGAGCGCATGGGTGGACGGGCGTATAAGTTTACGTCACCTGGGCGTGTAGGCGTGGCCGACAGGATTGCATGTTTGCCTGATGGTAGTACATGGTTTGTGGAACTGAAAACAAAAGGCGGCAAGTTGTCGGCCTTACAGAAAATGTTTATGTCGGACATGGCGCTGTTAAACCAGCGTTATGCGTGTTTATGGACAAAGGAACAAATAGATGGCTGGGTTAATGTTACGCGACTACCAAGAAACGGCTGCTGACTTCTTGTACGAGCACGACCGCGCCATGATCTTGGCGCCGGTAGGTGCGGGCAAGACGGCCATCACGTTGACGGCTATGTGGGAGATGCTACGCGACAACTACACCAAGCGTTACCTAGTGCTAGCGCCTAAGCGTGTGTGCACCGACGTGTGGCCTGTAGAGGCGCCTAAGTGGGCGCCCATGCTGAGTCTTGCTGTGGCTGTGGGCACGCCTAAGCAACGCCTAGCAGCGCTTAAATCCAAGGCGCAGGTGGTTGTTATCAATTACGACAACATACAGTGGCTAGCAGACCAAGAACTAAACTTTGACGCCATTGTGTTTGACGAGCTCACACGTCTCAAGAACCCATCAGGCGCACGTTTTAAAGCGCTCTCAAAGATTATTGATCCCATGACGGTGCGTTGGGGTCTAACGGGCTCATTCACTAGCAATGGTTTAGAAGACGTGTTTGGCCAATGCAAGATTGTGGACCAGTCATTACTAGGACGCGCCAAGGGCGCGTTCATGCAGCAATATTTTGTGCTGATCAATAAAGACTTTGGTGAGTGGGCGCCACGGGTTGGCTCACTTGCGCAGGTGATGACGCGTCTCAAACCTGCGACATACGTGCTAGACGCGGGTGACTACAAAGACAAACTCCCACCTTTGCATGTGGTTGAGGTGCGTTGTGACATGCCAGATCGCACGCCCTACGAGAAGATGAAAAAAGATTTTCAAGCGTTGGACGTGACGGCCATCAATGCAGGCGTAGTAACTGGCAAGTTACAACAGATGGCTAGTGGGTTTGTGTATGACACACGCAAAACGGCGTCCGATGTACCAGGCAAATTCACAACCACGCAGACGCCTGTGTGGTTTAGCACCCATAAATTTGATCGACTAACTGAACTATTAGAGGAAAACCAACATGCAAACACCTTGGTCGTTTACACCTATCAGGAAGAGTTGGCGCAGCTTCGCCGTCTCTATCCGAAAGCTCAGACGCTTGATAACGACAAAGCAATTGAGCGTTGGAATAAAGGAGAAATAGAGTTGCTCCTTGTGCACCCCAAGTCTGCTGGCCACGGATTGAACTTACAGCACGGCGGGTGCAAGATTGTGTTTCTGTCATTGCCGTGGAGCTTAGAGCTTTACGAGCAAACGATTGGGCGACTGCACCGGTCGGGGCAGAAACATGACGTGTGGTGCTACGTGATGATGACCAACAAAACGGTGGACGAGAAAATTTGGGCTGCGCTTCACGACAAGCGCGCTATATCAGATATTGCAATGGAGGAATTATGCTCAGAATAACTTTGTGGAAAGCCAAACTTAAAGCGGCCAAGGCCGAACTCAAGATACGCGAGAAGGATTACAACGCATCTGGACGCATATACGTGAAGACTATAAAAACCATTAACCAATTGGAGGAAAAAATCAATGCTTACATGGCGAAAACTAAACGAGCAGCTAAAGACCTTGGATGAGGACAAGGTGCTAGAGATGCTGACCGAAGAGCGCAAGAACGAACAGCGCGTATCCGTGCTTGAGAGACTACACCAACGCTACAACGTGTTGCGTGTGGCTCGCGAGCGTATTGAAATTTTACAAGGAGCTAGAAAACCATGAGAATGATATTATTTGTTTTGTTGTTGAGTGGATGCGCTGCAGGCTCATCTTGGAATGCTAGTTTGGGTAAGCCATCTGACAGCACGTACCCTGAACAAACAATGGTGCTTGACAAGGAAGTACCCGCCATGAGTCGCAACCAGGTTATTTTGGCTGTGCAAGAATGTGAGAGCTCAGGCTTGCGGGCGGTGATGATTTTTGCCAAGCGCAAGATTAACAACTACACGGCTGACGTCGTTGCTGATGTGTCGTGTGCCCCTAAGTATAGGTATTGACATGAAAATAACTCACCCCACCATCGGCGTTAATGATCCTGACTTCAAATACCGCACTGGCGCAGACGTGCAGGCAACGTGGCGCAGGTTTGGGTGGACGCCATTGCCGCCTAGACCCTTGGCACCCCAAGAAAAGCCCGTGGAAGCCCCGTTGAAACCCCTGCGCGTGGTACGTAGATGAACTGTCCTGATTGTGGAGCCTGGTCTAATGTCAAAGAAACACGTAACAAAAAAACATATCTTTATCGCAGACGTTGCTGCGCAAACGGGCACTGTTTCTCAACCCACGAAACCATTGTCCCAACAAGAGTTAGAAAAGTGGTGGCCGTTCCATCGGTTAAACCCCAAGCTGATGCCTCAACCGGAGTATGAAGATGCCCCATTTTAAAACCTGGAGCCAAGACAACTTGGTTAAGTTTGCGCATGATGCGTACTTGAAAATGCAAGAGCAACAAGATCGCATTGCGCAATTACAAAACGAATTAAAGGACGTTAAAACGATTGGACCATTATTCGTTTATGAGCCTAGAATGCCCCGTGAGTGGGTAGGGCTGACGGATGATGAAGTGCTTGAGTTTACTCGCGCTTCTTCGGGTGTAGGTGTGACAGCATCTGAATTTATCCGTGACATTGAAGCCAAAATCAAGGAGAAGAACACATGACACAAGAAGATATTGAAGAATACATGAGGCAATTAAGTATTGGCACAACTATGGATAGATTGCCATCAGAAAAAAGAAAACAGCTATTTCAGCAAAAAGTTGCAATTGCGCCAAAATTTTCTGCCGATCAGTTTTTAATGCGAGGTTTGAAAGGAACATTTGGGTTAAGCAATCAACACCGTGTAAACATTTCAAACAGTATGAAAGCCAAGCACAAAGAAAAAAATGGATAACTATCTGTTGCTCGTTTTTCTGTTGTCGTTTGGCGCGCTGATCGGTTTTCTTGGGTTGGCTATTTTGATTGGCGTGTTGCTATGCAGCCAAGAATAAGGCGCGCTCGTCAATGCGACGGTTCTGTAACCCTTTGAGTATCTTGCCCCCAGCCATGCAATACTTCAGGAGCTCTTGTGCAGCTTGTTCTTTATCTCCGCGAAGAATCTTTTGACGGAAGGTGCTTCGCTGAAGAGTGCCAAGACCAACATTAAAGCTAAAACTAACACAAGCATCGAACTGGCCCTGGGTAAGACTGACTGGTAATAGAGTTGCCACACCGCGCTCAAAACGAGCCAAATCTGATTTAAGTATTCCATTGACTTCTTCCATTGTAAATGTGCGGTTGTCCTCATCGAGCAAGCACAGCCCCATCCTGTCTTCAATCTTGAGCCTGCCCTGCGCAGGATACAAAACGTGGCCGACACCGATCGTCCAAAGCAATGCTGGGCAACGATATGGTTTCTGACGCACACCCTCGTGGTGCATCATCATTTTGATGGCTTTACCTGAGACGTTCATTTACCGAATGCCCTGCCGCCAAAGTGGAACGCTATGATACTGGCAAATAATGCTTGTGTATTGTCATCCCATAATTGATCTGCTAGCTCATTAAACGGCACGTTGGCGCTAATACCGTGATACGCAAGCGTTGAATCAATGGCCACCAAAAGAAAGAAAAACCCGTAGGTAATAATGGGCCTGACACCTGCTCTGAGGTTCTTCATCCATTGGCTTGTGCCTTCATTGAGGCTTGTGTCGTGGGCGTAGATGGCTTGCATCTCAGCTTGCTGGGCGCCAATCAAGACTTGTTTAGTTTCAATCTCAAGCTGCTCGGTGTGGATGTTTTCCACACGCTCCTGCGCCTCAAAGCCTGCCTTACGCAGTGCTAGCTCACGCTCGGTCTGCATGGCTGCAAGAGCAAGCTCATGCTTTTTGTCGTTGCGGTCTTGGAAGAAGTCTAGCAACTTGGGCAGGCCGCCCATTAAAAAACTAATTAGGGTCGATAGTAGTGTCAGCATTATTTTTCCTTAATACGTTGAGCTACGCCAAGTTTTTCTTCCAAAATGGCAATGTGCATACGGTTAACGTGAATGTCGTCACGGTTCTTTTGAACTTCTTTCTCCAAGTCTTGGCGTAATTTTTCTCTTGCTAACTCAGCACCCGTGTTGCTTGCTTGCTTATTGTCTGAGGTCACCACCAAACTAATCTTGTTATTTAGCAC